AAGAAATACTTCATATTGCCGCGCATCTTGTCCATGTCATCCGATGCATTGGTCGTTCCTGCTTTGAGGAATTGTGCCGCAATAGCCTCTCGTGGTTTCGTATCCGTAGCACCTTGAATAGCTGCAAGCACATTTCCGTATGCCGCAGCCTTACCGACAACCGGATTCTCCAAGTCGATATCACCTTCTTTTTTGCCAAAAGTGAATTTATCCTTGCCCCAATCAAATTTGGAACCATCAGGGAGAGTGCCTTGATAATTCTCATCAAACAGGCCGACGTTATTTTCCAGCATTGCCTCGCGCCATTTATCGCGCACTTTCTGCCGCAAGCCTTTACCGGAGCCACTAAAGCCACTAATAAAGCCGTAAGTTCCGCCAAGTACAGCACCAATGCCAGCACCTATAGCCGTTCCTACGCCTGGAACAATTGAACCAATTCCTGCGCCAAGTTGAGCACCCGCCATAGCACCTTGTGCTGCGGTTTGCCCTTTTTGTGATTTACTGTAATCGCCACTTTTTAGAGCCATCTTACCTAATCCATAGGTACCAGCGGCTATATTTAATCCAGGCACAAAATTTCCAGCAGTACTAGAACCTGCGGCAGCGGCGACATTTGCTGCTCCTGATGCGACATTTAAAGCACCACCTATTTTTTCACCGGCTTGATATTGTTTTACACCTTGATAGACCATCAGTGCGCCTGTTGCACCTTGCACCCAACTTCCAATATTAGTACCAGTTGCCGCATCTTTTACGGTTCCATCAGGTGAGAGAACATTACCTTCAGGAGTCATTGTAGACCCTGGTGGAAGCTCTGTAACTCGCGCAGCTGATAAACCCGTAGGCGTAGTAGGCCCAGCACCACTAGTTACCTTAGCGGCGGTTGCGCCCGTTGGTGTAGCCGGTGCCCCATCCTTGAACAACCCGCTAATAGTATCTCTAGTTTTACCAAATACTCTTTCGCCAGACAGCGCTTGCCCCGCGCCCTTTACGGCTAACGCGCCAACTAAAGCACCGCCTACTCTTGCCAACCCAGCGTTTTGCTGTTGTTTTGCTTGCTCCTTGGCTTGTTGCTCTGGGGTTTTTTGGCCCGTATACATGCCTTGCGGAAACGCTTGCCTATATGCTTCAGGTGGTGGAACACCTTGCTGCGTCAATTGCAGGTAACGATCAAATGCGGTTCTGCTAGCTTGTGCCATTAGATGAATGTTCCAAAAGTGGCTATACCGTCACGAGCAAAAATCAGATTCCGCTGCAATCCTCCGGTATACAAAACTTTGCCAGGATTCATCCGGCTAAAATCTTCATTCAACTGCACCTGATAACGTGGCTGAATGCCAGTAAGCGCATGAATCTCCGCAAATCTCTCCAGCACCCCTAACTCAAGGGTTTTCTCATTGAAAATGCTGACATCAGTATCAGCCAAAAAGTCATTATAAACGCCGTCGTAGTACGTCCAGGTTACAGCACCGTCTGATGCGCTGCCCGATGTATGAGTTGGCGGAGTGCTGCCAGATGTACCACCGGCAGTCGTTTGGTAATAATTGCCATTGTAGAATGTATAAGCGTTTGCAGCATAAAACGTACTTGCTGCCCAAATAGCCGGTCTAACCGACCGCTCCGCAATATACTCAAATATAATGATTTGCCCTGTTTCGCTGGGTGTAGGGCTGATTAACAACTGCTTATCCGTTATGCCTCTAAACTGAAACCGCTGATATACAGTAGTATTCAGGCCATACCCTTTAATCTCGGCATACTCCTGCTGAGTCATTGGGCCCAGGATTCGCCACCGAGTGCTTTGATTCCAAAAGGTATTATATTGATAGAACGAAAAAGCGGCTGGAAGCGCATACGTTGATTGACCGCTAACCAACGAAATACTTCCAGCCGCGTACATGAGAGGCCAAGGATATTGATCGGATATCTCTCGATTTATCCTTTGTACAATCGTACGAAGTTGCTTGGTGGTTGTTTCAGTCGACGCTGTAATAGCTGACTCAACTGTGTACCCAGCTTCATTTGCAACATTCTGTACGACTGTGCTTAACGTCATTCCTCATCTTTTCGCGGCCTACCAGGGCCACGTTTAACGTCCGGCTCTTGGGATACGTCTACCTTTGCTCGCTCAAACCGAATCCCTTCATTACCTTCGATGCGCTGCATCAAAAGCTCAATTTGATTCTCTAGACGGTCTGCCCGCACCTTCTCCCGCTCTAGTGTTTCCCGCAGCGAAACCACCTGAGACTGAGGAGAATTAGCAGCATCAAGCCACTCCTTTGCCTCTTTAACGAATCGACCCAATGGCCCCATTCGTCGCTTAACTTCGTCGTTAGCCTCTGCAAGCTGCTCAACGGTACGAAAACCGAGATAGGCAAGCTCATGGATGGCTGATGCGGTAATCTTTGGCCACTCCTTCAAAGGCATTCCAGATTGCACTTCTTTAGTGCCAGCTTGAAAAGCCTCCCAAAGCATTGGATGTTCCATTTTGTCCTGCGGTTCTAGCGCACGAACTGTCTCATCCTGCCCAGGCCATCTAAATGAAATGGATGGAATCTCATCAAAAATATCACGCCCAGCGTCAGCGCTTTTTTGTTCATTCTTACGGCACACCATGAACATCTTGACGTTACAGCCAGACCACTTGTTACGGGCTGGAGCGCCACCATTCATAATTGAATTCCAGTCAACTTGAGCCATATCTTCCCTTTAAAAATAAACGGTCATAAGGGATTTATAGCATTAGCCTTCAATAATGACGACCGTGTTTAATGACGAGCCGCTTGTTTGATAAATGGTTATTGGCCCGGTCGGTACAAAACCATTAGCAAATACAAGTCGATTACCATTGTCGTTATTACTAAGATTTATACAAAAGTTAGTTGCAGTTGGCGTAATTCCAGTCAATGTTTGACCATTCAATCCAACGCCTACATGAGCAGCACTACCATTTTGAATAATCAACAGTTTTCTAAATGGATTAGCTGCAAGAACTTGGGTATTTGTAGCTGTGGCAATAGTGGGAGTAGTGGTAATCGCTGCTCCGCCGTACGCTGTCATAACGTGCCTTTTGTAAAATAGGCTGCGAATGTTGCCATCCGCAGCCCCTGTATTATGCTACCGTTTCAATAATCGCCCAGTTATAAACTGAGGTATCGCCAGCAGGAGCACGAACACTGAATGATGTTCCGTTTGTCTTAGTAAAGACGTAGGGAGCGCCCGCTGGAGTGCCACCTACAGTTTTTAAAGACATAACAACAATCATAGTATCCGATGCTGCGGTAGTAGTGACTACCACGCTGGTAGCTCCGTTTGCAGTAAACGTGCCGCAAGTAGTGCCAGTTTTGTACTGCAATCTGTTTCCAGATGCCGCAAAATTGACATTTCCTGTAACAGTTTGGGTAGCTGACCAAGTGCCATCAGTTACCTCTACCGCTAACTCGGCTGGCATTCCTAACCCAATTAGTTCTGATGTTTGAGGCATAAATTACCTAAAATTAAATGAGGGGGCCATTTCTGACCCCCTTTTTATTAGATGTTGGAATAAATTCCCTGGAACGATTGCACCTCTATAGAAGATCCAGATCCGCTATCAGTGGTCAATCCAACCAAGCCAGCAATTACTCCAGCCGTTGAAGCATCATCCAATACTCCCGCAGTTGCAGTAGTATACAACTTAGTCCCAGCGACATAGGACGCTGCTACACGCACTTTAATTCCAGAACCAGTTCCACCACCCTCACCAACGAACACCCAGAGGTATTCATTTGTTGCTGCAGCCACTTGAGCAATACCAACACCCTTTGGCGTAGTGCTTGCATTAGTGGTCGTAATGGAAGTAAAACCAAAATCCTTATCAATAATTCCAGCATCATACTTGGTTACTGCTGCCGTAGCTTTGACAAAAATAAATTTGCCACGCTTATCATTTGCAACATCACCAAGTTTTGCTGGAAGTGGTATTTCAGTTCCAGTAAATGTTCTTGTTGAGTTTAATCCTTGAGTTCCTGCTAACATATCAAATCTCCTTACTATTAAGCGTAAATTACAGCCTGTAGAGCAGGAGCCGAGCAGCACAGATTGCCTTCAACAATGATAACAGTGAAGAAAGCGTCCTGGTCAACTGGTCGAGCCATATCAGGAGCAAGAGGCTTAAAGTCAGCACCGCGCACCAAATCCATAGTCCAATACTTCGTGTTAAGAAGTCGGCAAGAATTAGTCTCAAGCACCGAGCTGTTAAAGCCGCCGTCGAATACGAATGAGCAACCATCGTAATCAAGCCCTCTGAAACCAGCTACCGCCTTTTTAGTTGGAAGCTGGATTCGCTGAATTGCAGTTAGGGAGCTATGGAGAAACTTCCAAGCAGTCCGATCCATGATTCCTAGGTCTGGCATCTCATCGCCACGCGTTACACGGCTAATAGCATCGGTGATCTGCTCCTGCACATTGGAAGCAGAAAGCGTGACATTTACTGCCACATTCTGCGCCCAGGTGTTAGTAGCACGATCAATGCTGCCGTAAGTACCAGAAGTCGGCGAAGTTGAAACAGCCTTCTTCAGACCGTCAAACTCCAAACCACCAGAACCCGTACCGTCGCCACGAAGTGAGGTCGAAACAGTGTTCTTTAGCCGAGCAATAGAAGCCTTCATCTTGGTCTCAAC